CCTGACACGCTGACGCACATCGGCGCCGGTGCGTTCCGCGGCTGCACCGGGCTGACCAGTTTGACGTTCCCTGACACGCTGACGCACATCGGCGCCGATGCGTTCTACGCCTGCACCGGGCTGACCAGTGTGACGTTCCCTGACACGCTGACGCACATCGGCGACTGGGCGTTCTACGGCTGCACCGGGCTGACCAGTGTGACGTTCCCTGACACGCTGACGCACATCGGCGACTGGGCGTTCCGCGGCTGCACCGGGTTGACCAGTTTGACGTTTTTACATCACAAATCACATGATACATACAAATGCTTGGTAGCTGACGGAATTTTATGTTTCGTCAAACGTAAAAGGGCATTCAACAACGAAATCGAGTATTACAAGTGCCAAATGTTCAACGGTATGCGAAATAAAGAGCTGCTGCTTGAAGATTGCGCGGTAGTTGAGCAAGATGGCTATTTTGCGCATGGTAAGGAGTTTAGGCAAGCGATGCGCGATTTGCAGTTCAAGCTTTCAAAGAGCCGAGGCGCCGAGCAATACCGCGAGTATGGCGTAGAGCATCGTTTTACCGTGGACGAAGCTGCTGCAATGTATCGTGTGATAACTGGGGCTTGCGCTATGGGAGTAGAGCAGTTTATCAGGTCGCAGGGCGAACTTAAAGACGATTACAGTCCGCGTGACATAATCGAAATTACCGCGGGGCATTACGGCTATGAGGCGTTCAGGGAGTTCTGGGAGGGATAAAATGCCATACTACAAGCGATTTCCAACGCAATGCCCTTCGCTATCGAAGTGGGCTGCGAGAAACAAGGTTGAAATGAGCAAGTTGGATATGCGGAAGTTGAATGATAAGGAACTGGCTTGCGTGCTTGTTTATACGTTGCGCAAGGCTAGAAAGGATGAATAACCTGTTTACCAGAAAAGAGTATAGGGAAATTCAATCCGCGGTTTCTAAAATGACAAACGAGGAACAAGAAGGGATTATGAAACTTGAAAACTTGGAATATTCAATCCAAAAAAGGCGATTAGAAAATATAGTGATATGGATAATCCAGATTATAACATTCGGAATCATGCTAACAGGTATAGCAGCAGGGTTAATAATTCTTCTAAACCGCTTTCCATTATGAGCGCGGCAAGCGCAATTACCAGGGCGATAACAGCGATAGCCGTAGTGATTAAATATCTTATCCATTCTGCTGTAGTTCGCCAACGATTTATAGAGTCGCGGTAGCGATAATCCTCTAGGGTCTTTATGCCTAAATCGGTAATCACGTAGCTTCCGCTTTCGATATTCCTAAGAATATAACTTGAATTATGTATAGGCAGATGAGGATGATTATTCTTATATGATTGTACCGACAACCTTACTAAGCGATGTTCTAAAGATTTTACTTTGGGAAAACGCATAGCAAGCACACTTGCTGAAACCGCCCCTTCCTTCGCTATAAATTGTAACAGTTTGTAGTCTATGGGTTCAAGTTCAGTCACAAGTACGACAATCCCCTTTCAGGAGGTGAGAATATGGAAAAAGAAAAAATCCAGTACACAACTCGGTTATCCAGTGAGCTGTTGTCTGAAATCCAAAAGATAGCCAAAGCGTCAGGGGCTTCGACTAATTCGGTATTAGCCTTGCTTGCAGCAAAGGGGCTTGAATGGTACAAGGCGAAACCATTCACTCTGGAGGGTTGATGCCGTGCTTATCTTCGTAGTCCTTGACCGCCATTGCTAACAAGTATTCTACCGTATTGTTTAACGTGCGCCGTTCGTACTCGGCTATGGATTTAACTTTATCTAAGATATCCTGTTCAATCCGTGTAGTGAACTGTTTTTTCATAATAGTAACCCCCAATGTAGTCTTATTGACTTTATTATACAGCCACACTTGTCGAAAAGAAATAGTCAAATGTAGTCGTTACGACTTGACATGTAGTCGGTTGAAGATTATAATAAGACTATAAACGAGTATAATATGACTCTAAAGGAGGCAACCGAAATGACAAAGACATCTAGCTACAACAGAAGCGAGATAATGAGCAAGGCGTGGTACATATTCCGGCGCGGAGGATTCATGAACTATCCGACATTCGGAATAGCATTGAGAAAAGCATGGCAACTAGCTAAGGAAGTAACCGCTAAAGCGGTCAAAGCAGTGGTAACGCAACCTGAAACTACAGTAGTGAGTGTAAACAAATTATCAATCGGAGACACCGTGCGTATTAAGCGCTTCGATATCGTCCTTGACAGAATCATCACAGCCATCGAGCCCGCGGGTTCAGGTTACAACGGCGTTACATTGCGTTTCGAACCTATCGGCCACAGGCTTATCGGCGACAATGCTGTAGTGGCGAATTACGAACCTGTACGCCGCGTGGCGGTAGCGTCATGATAAATGTAGATTACGTCCGGCACGACCTCGACCGTATAGCTACGCTGTTAAGAATTGGATTTATGAGGGTGCCGCACGAGTACATGTCTGAGGATGATGCAATCATGCGCACAGCGTTTAATGACATCTTGAAGTTAAGCGAGAACATAAAAAAACAAGCAGGAGGGAAAGGAGAGAATCGCAATGCTGTTAAATTTTAGAAGCTCCGTAACACATGAAGATATACAGGAAGCGGCGCAGCCATTATACCAAATGTTGTGTAAATACGGAGACCCGCACACAAGTATTCTTATCACACAAGGCTTTATAAAGGTCATGCAAGATGAGTTGGGAATACCGCTTCCTGTTCAGGATTAAGAAATCCTTGTTTCGCCGTAACGTCTACTTATGTGTTGATGGTGGTATCTGCCTACAGACGCAGATGATACAAATTCCCTGTAAACGCTTTCGGGTACATTACTGTAAGCGTAAGTATACCCGCTGTTAAAGCGAACATGCATTTTCCCGTTGTCATAACCAACGGAATCAACATTTGAAGAATTTACAGGCTTCATCACCATAGTTTTCACCCCCCTCCGGGGGCATTATATCATAGCAAAGGAGGAACTCGAAATGATACTAAAAAAGGAACTCTACGACATCAACATGGAAATATTAACAGTCAAGGAAATCAAGCACCTTTGCAAAGTGTACGGCGTGGTAGCAAATTGCGCTGATGGCAGACTCATAGAATTTATGCCGAAGCATGAGCAGTAAAAAACCGCCTGCGAGTGGATTCGCGGCGACGGTTTAGGAAAACTACTACGAGAATTTTAGCACAAAAAGAAGACAAAATCAAGAAGGGAGAAATTATCATGGGGATTCCAGTATTGATTATCGGTAAATCCGGCGCGGGTAAAAGCGCAAGCCTTAGAAATTATCAAGATGGCGAGGTAGGAATAGTAAATGTCTTAGGTAAACCCCTACCGTTCAGAAGCAACCTAGAACCGTACACTACGGACGATTACAAGAGGATTGTTGAAGTGCTTGCAAGGAGCAAAGTTAACACAGTAGTCATTGATGACGCTAGTTATTTGATGACTAACATGTTTATGCGAGGGCATAGCGAGCAAGGAAAGGGGAATGAAATATTCAATTTCTTCAACACGGTTGGTGATAGCTTTTGGCGTTTAATCGAGTTTGTAAAGGAATTACCGCCGGAGATGATTGTTTATTTCATCATGCATGAGGAGAAAAGCGAAGCCGGAGACATTAAACCTAAAACAATAGGCAAAATGCTCGATGAAAAAGTGTGCATCGAGGGAATGTTCACCATAGTTTTAAGAGCATTAAAAGAAAATAACAATCATGTATTTTTAACAAAATCGCGGGGGTTCGATGTTTCAAAAACTCCAATGGGTATGTTTGAAAGTGAACATATTGACAACGACCTGAAATTTGTGGATGGAGTTATTCGCGAATATTACAACCTAGGAGGAACCGAAGATGCTAAACAGACCGCATAATTGGGACACGATAGAACCTATTGAATTTGGCTCATTTGAAAAGTTACCGCCGGGCGCGTACACATGCGTCATAAGAAACGCATACGCAAAACTTTCGACAACAAAAAAGCAAATGCTTGTGTTGGAAATGGATGTTGACAGCGGTGAATACGCCGGATTTTTCAGCAACAAGCAGAAACTCGCTTCCGTCAACCAACTCACAGAAGGTAACTCGCTGCCGTTTTTCAAAAGCTTAATAAACGCTATCGAGGCATCGAACGAAGGGTATATTTTCGACTTCGACCCCAAGACGCTAATCGGCCGCCGCTGTTGCGCGGTGTTCCGGGAAGAAGAATTTGTCACTGATAAAGGTGCGATAGCGGTATCCTGTAAAATCTGGTACATCACATCCCTTGCAAAAATGGCCGAGGGTATCGAAGTGCCGAAACTGAAAGCATTGAACGGCGCACCGCAGCAGAATGCATCATTCCAAGGGTGGCCGTCGACCAATGGCACTCAACAACTAGCTGCACCGCAGGGCTATAGTGCAATTACCGAAAGCATTCATGATGATGACTTGCCGTTTTAATGAAAGGTATGGTGCTTAAATGGCTACACTGTATGAATTATCAGACTACCACCAACAGCTTCTTCTTGCACTCGAAAATGAAGAAATAAGCGAGGATGCGTTTGCTGATACTCTCGAACTCATCAAAACAGAGTTCGAGGATAAGCTCGAAGGTTATGTCCACGTAATAAAAACCATCGAAATGCAAAAAGACGCGGCGCAAAAGGAAATCGAGCGGTTAAACCAATATAAGCAGACGCGCGAAAACAAGGTTAAGGCGCTAAAGGACGCAATGCTTGAGGCAATGAAAGCGATTAATAAGCAGAAAATTGCAACAGGCGTCTTTACCGTAAGGTGCCAAAACAGTCCCCCTTCACTTGTTGTAAAAGATGAAAAGGCTATCCCGGAAGGCTATAAAGTTCCGCAACCACCAAAGATTGACAAAAAGCAGCTCTTGAAAGACCTCAAAGACAACATTATCGAAGCAACCGAAAACATCTATATCAAACAAGGTCAGCACATCCGCATAAGTTGATTTAGAAAGGAGGGACTAGCATGTATAAAGAAATTCAGGCAATACACATCGAAAATAAGCCACAGGGCGCGATTCTTAGAGTGCTAGTCCCTTCTGGCATAGATGACATTGACCTTGATAGGTTTGCCGCTGATGGCATTATAAAGGGCGGTATGCGTATTGATGATGGGCGTTCGATAAGTAGTGAGCAGAGGCGAAAAGCCTACGCAATTATCCGGGATATGTCAGACTGGAACGGTGATTTGCCGGAATATCTCAAAGAGGATATGAAGTACCTGTACATAGAGAAAACCGGGTCTGATTATTTTTCTCTGTCAAATTGTGATATGACCACCGCGCGGCTGTTTATTAATCACCTCATAGACTTTGCTTTTGAGTGGAATATCCCCATGAGAGATACGGTAATCAACCGTACAGACGACATTAACGCGGCTATTTACTCCTCTTTGAAGCATAAGCGTTGTATCGTGTGCGGGAATGATGGTGAAATTCATCATGTCGATGCGATAGGTGCCGGGCGCGACCGTACAAAGGTTGACGATAGATACATGCGTAAACTTTGCCTGTGTAGAGTGCATCACAGCGAGGCGCACCAAATCGGAATGGCGGCTTTCGAGGAATTGCATCATGTGTACGGGATTATTTTTAATGAATAAGGAGGATATTATGATACCAGAACGCTACAAAGTACAGGCAAAGCGGATAGACAACGGAGAGTTGATATGCGGAAGTCTAATCCTAGATGCTTTTATAGACGCAGAAACAAGGGAGCCGTTATATTACATTTTTAATTGTAACAATAGCGATTCAGATTGTTTTGAGGATATGTCGGAAGATATGGAGTATTTCAGAGTTGACCCTACCACAATCGAGCCTGTTGCGGTGGAGGTGATTAGTGATTGCGCGTTCGGCAAATGCCCTAATTGCCATGGAGAATTTAACTCTGAATTGCAGAGTGAGTACAATATCAATTTCTGTCCATGGTGCGGACAGAGGCTATCATGGTAACAATATAAAACAAACCACTAAATCAAAGGAGAGAAAAAAATGAACATTGCTGAATTATTCAAAAACGTGCTAGAGAAAGGCATCGACCACAGAGAATCATGCGACTGTCCGGCGTGCCAAGGTAAGCAGTTTCGCATACCAAGTGGTGCAAAAAGTAAGATAGCCGAAATCGTTGCATTAGCTAACAAGGAAGTATACGAAGCGCATATAAATGAGGGGTTCAACCATGATGATGCTATGAGGTTGACTGTGGCATTTGTGCAGGGCAAGTAGTCTCAAAATTTACACACAAATTAGCAGGGTGGGTGCAGCCACGAGTATCTTGTGTGGTTGCGTTGGCGGGAAAACAGTAAATACGTCCTCCTATATATACTAAAACGCACTGCCTAACAGGGCAGACGGAAGCGGACTGTGGGTGCAAATCCCTCATAGGGTGAGAGGCGCGGGACGTTAAATGGCGCAGTTCGGTCAAGCGCAAGGAATAAATCTTGTGACAGTTGGAATAGACAACGCAGGGTGGTGGATAAAGATACAGGGTTCAATTCCCTGCTCACCCTATTTTCGTTAACTACTAACGGGAAAATTGTGTGGTGACGTAAGGCGATGCATGGGAGAGGCCGAGCGGGGTAACTAGACATGTATAAAGGTTGACTTGCGCCAAATAAAAGGCAAGCGGCAGACCGCTCATACAGGGTTCAAATCCCTGTCCACACAATCATCACGCACGAAAAAAGACGGCACAGTCTCTGTTAAACCCCGCTAACGTGGCGAGCGAGTTTGACGGCTCACGGCGAAAGATAAATCCTCGATGGACGCTGAAAGGTAAAAAATAGCTGTGGTGTTCGTTTGCATAGTAATTCAGGTGGCAGAGCTTGGAGGCGGTTAACCTCTGTGTGCGTAGGTTCGAGCCCTACCTATGCCGTGCGTGGTTTTTAAGTAAGTACGCTGTATCAAAGTGCCAACAAGGGTTGCTAGTGCCGGGGTTGGTTAAATGGGAAGCGAACAGCGCCGATACAGTGTAATTTTGACCAGATTGTGAGTGATTTGTATGCAGGGATGGATAAAACTACATAGACAATTACTTGAATGGGAATGGTTTTCTGATTCTAATGTGCTTAGTGTCTTTATGTATTTGCTTTTATCCGCCAATAGCGCTGACGGACGTTGGCAAGGTAAAAAAGTTCTTGCCGGACAGCACATTAGTTCGATTCCTAAAATTTCAAACGCTACAGGTTTATCGGAAAAAAAGGTTCGTACCGCTCTAAAAAAATTACAATCTACAGGCGAAATTATTTCCGAAGGGGCATACAAACATACCCTTATAACCATTGTAAAATGGGCTGATTTTCAACATAGCAACAACGGCAAGGGCATTCAAGGGGCAGACAAAGGGCATCCAAAGGGCGGGCAAGAGGCAGACAAAGGGCATTCAAGGGGCGGCAAACAAGAAGAAAAAGAACTAGAGAAAGAAAGAATAAAAGATATTTACCCCCCTACCCCCCAGGCGGGGGAAAGCGAAAACAAAAAAATGCTTAGCGCGATTAACGATGCTTTTACAAATGGCGACCCTGCTAAGGATATCTTGCTTGAATGGTTGCAGTACAAGCGAGAGAAGAAGCAGGCATACAAACCGACTGGGCTTAACCAGTTTATTAACAAACTTAAAAAAATGATAAGCGAACGCGGATATGAAGCGGTTGAAAGTGCTATCCGTGAAACTATGGCTAATGGTTGGCAGGGGGTGGTATGGGACAGGGTGGAAAGCCGCGGTGGCGGCAATGTAAAACAGTTCATGACTGCTCATGAAAAATCTAAATTAGCTATGCATAGCGGTCTTGAAAAATTTTATGCAGGGGAGGATATGAAAATTGACATATGACCAAACGACAGTACTTACCGCCATGATTGAGGCAGCCCAAGGCGTGAGTTTTGATGAATCGAAAATACGAGTGTGGTACAGCTTGCTTGATGATATTGATTTTGAAGTAGCCAAAATTGCAGTGGGAAAGTTATTGCGCACATCAACATATAGCATTACTCCGGCACATATCCGGGCTGCTTGTGCTGATATTGTGAGTCCGCAGATAAACGTGGAGCAGGCTTGGAGCCAATTATGGACACTGGTCAAACCTCCAAATTCTCCACCTTCGTATGATTGGGAAGAAAAAACAAAGCATATTTGTCCAGTAGTTTTAGAGATATATCATTCCATTGGTAATTTTAATATTTTTCAAAGCGAAGAACGGTTTTTTAGACCACAGTTCGAAAAACTTTATAAATCAATGGCAAACTCTAAAAAAGAGGGACTTATGTTATCTGGTGATATCTCTGCCAAAATAGCAGATTTAAGAATTAGACTTGCTACAGTAGTTGAAAACGATGAGCCGGATTACACAGATGTTGATGACCCATTTTATGCAGATTTTTTGCTAAATGGATAACTACAAACCACAATTTCGCCGTATTCACGATTTTATGGCAAAGCACCTGAACGCCACAACAGACGAGGAATTTATGACTATGGTGCAGGAGCTATCGCAGTTCAAGCCGGGCTTTGAATCGGATATGGCGGTAGCGGTGTGCAGTGAAATACAGCGCTTGCGCCTGATGGAAGGGGTTCAGATTGGGTTATGAGCAATATAAAAATCTTGGGGTTAAAACGGGGTGGCTTGCTTGAACGCCTGATAAAACCCTTATCAACCGAAGGAGTATGTACATCTTGCGATAACTTGATAAAGCTAAGTGATACCGCCTTAGGATGCATTGCTCACGATAAATTGATTATGCCTGAATACATGCCGTATCACGGAGAATACGGACTTAAATGCCAAGACTGGAGGGCGAGATGAGCAGCTTACGCAAAATCGCACTAATGCACGAAATACACGGGGTAAAACCTATGCATAAATGCGGCGATTGCAGTAATTTCATTTCAGGCCGCTACCACGACCGCATACTGCGAAAATGCAAGAGATATGGTCTAACTCATAGCGAAGCTACAGACTGGGCTAAATCTTGGACAGCCTGCGGAATATTAAACATTCCGTTGCCGGACGGCGAAAAGACGGTTATTGAAGTCAAAAAAATGAGCCGACGCGTTCGTGAGGCGCAGGCGCTAGAGGGGCAGGTTATGTTATGAGTTGGTGCGCAGACTGCAATCATTTGGACAAAAAACGTAGACAATATTCAGAGCAGCTCCCCTTTTGGAGATACGGATGTAACGCTAGAGGGGCAGACGTAGGCGGTGGCGGGTATATTTGCGGGTGGGTGCACAAAGATTCTGACTTGAAATGGATGGGCTGCTCGAGATTTGCCAAGCGAGAGAAGCCGCACCAGATTGGTCTTGCTGAACTATGAACGGCATAATCCGAGTATTCCCGGCGCGGACATCATACACGCCAAGGAGGTGACGAATTGAAAAGCATAGACTGTGAATTATACCGCGATAATTTCCAAAATTTTCGTAGATACAATATCCCACGCGCGCAGCTCGTAATCGCCGACATCCCCTATAATCTTGCCAATAATGCTTACGCCAGTAGCCCGGAATGGTACATAGGGGGCGATAACAAAAACGGCGAAAGCGACAAAGCAAATAAAGCATTCTTCGGCACGGATGAGAAATTCAACCTAGTTGAGTATTTTCACTTTTGCGGAAACCTGTTGAAAAAAGAGCCAAAAGTAACTAATCAATCACCTTGCATGATTGTATTTTGCTCGTTTCAACAGCTTCACATGATGATAGATACAGCTAAGAAATATGGATTTAAGGGAAACATTCCGCTTGTATTTATCAAAAATACGTCCGCACAGGTCTTGAAAGCGAATATGAAGATTGTTGGGGCTACGGAGTATGGTTTAGTGCTTTACCGCGATAAATTGCCTAAATTTCGGAATGACGGGCGAATGGTTTTGAACTGGTTTGAATATCGTCAGGACAGCAATGTGCCAAAAATCCACCCAACACAAAAGCCTATTAACCTGCTAAAGCGCCTGATAGAAGTCTACACAGACCCCGGGGATGTGGTAATAGACCCTTGCGCAGGTTCAGGGACAACGCTAAGAGCAGCTTATGAGACAGGGCGGCACAGCTATGGTTTTGAAGTTTCAAAGGAATTTTATGTATCAGCCCAAAGGGACATGCTTGCTAATATGCAAGCCGGGCTACAGGGTTATGAAGTTGAGAAACAGAGATTCGAGCAGATGAAAATGTATAGTTAAAGCATTCTGTTTTGCAAGGGATAAGCGTCTGTTATGTCGATAATCCGGGAGGGTGATATGATTGAGCTGATTGTAGTAGCGAGTGTATTAGCGGTTATCTGGTTAATATTCGAGGCCGTTTGTTTAAGATTCACATTAAAATTTACTTGCTGTAATTGTGGCCATAAAAACCAGATGGCGAAACCACGCATAAGCGCGAAATTGTGGAATTTCTACAACGGAACGGCTAATGAAGAATACGTATTCTTTTGCCACAGGTGCGGACATCTGAATGGAAGGGGTTAGCTATGGAGACGAAGTCGAACGAAGCTGAAAAATGTGATAGTTGTGGTAGTCCGAATCTACAACCGACAGGTTCTTGTAAAACTTGCCAGGATTGTGGGACGACTACCGGGTGCGGGTAGGTTTCAGAGGGAGGTTAGTATGTATATTGACCCATTCATAGGCGGCGTAATAGCAGGATTTGGCGCTTGCCTAATGTTTATTGTGATTTTGGCGGTTGTGTTCGAGAAGAAACGGAGTGATAAGAAATGAATGATTTAACAAGGCGATTTATGCCAGATGATTTAGTTTGGGTTGTTCAGTGGAGCGACCACCCGGAAGTTTCAGAAGTGAGCGGATATTTATTCGTTGCGGCAAGTGACGAATGTGTTATCGTTTCTTCTGACCCAAGCGAACCAATATCTGAATATCTAATCAATGAAACGCAAGCAGATGAATCAATGTTTGGAGTTTGTGCGTTCAGACATTCAGATGTTTTCGCAACACAGGAAGAAGCTAATAAGGCACTTGCTGAATTACAAGGTAATTTGGGTGGTGATTAGGCGTGGAATACAAGCTAGTGATAGCCAAATAATAATTATTGCTCGAAGGCAAAGAAATAAAGATGTGCGACCGTTGGGAGATACTTGCAAGACAGGCATTGCCGTTGCGATAAATGTATGGGATATATTCTTTCCTGTTAGTCGCTTGGGTACGGGCGGCGCTATGTAGCCGTATACCGTCAGAATAAGCGCAAAATTAGATGTTATTGCCAGTAACACGGGTGTTCGCATATTAGAGCAATATTTTTATAAATGGGGTGATTAGGCTAGGGAGCATAACGGGCATCAGAGAGTGGGAATTTTGATTAGGGAGGTTGAGCAATGAATAAACAAATCCTTAAAGCATGGGATAAACACAATAGCGACCTTATGACTGCCATCAAGTCAGCTTCGCTTGATGATATTGACTATAAGCAGTTGTTGGAACTTACGCTAAAAACCATATTCCCAAATAATGATAAGAAATATAATGGCTTGCCACATTATAGCCGTGTTACTGTTGTTGATAGTGGGAATTATCAAGGCACAATGATTTTCGTAATTACAGCGGACGATTATCAACCAAGCGCAAGCGACCATTGGTATACTTGCGTTGACTATGGTTCGTGTTCTGGTTGCGATACGTTACAGGCAATAACAAATTACGATAACGGTTTGCCAAACGAGGAACAGGCTAAAGATTTGTTTACATTGTGCTTACACTTAATGCAAAAAATGAAACGTATGTATGAGGTGGAATAAGAATGACAACTAGCCATTTGAGCAGTACAGCGAGTAGAGGGGGGATTAGGTGAATGAAGCTAGGCTAATAGACGCAAACGCACTAATAGATAAAATTATGTTGCGTCACGTAGACGGAGCAGGGCTTGTTGACGGTAGTACTGTTCACTATTCCGCAAATCAGGTTTGCGAAAAGATAGAACAGTCCCCAACCGTACCTGCGTGGGTAAAAGTGAACTCGTTAATGGACTTGCCGCCGATTGGCGAATGGGTGATTGCTAAAATGCGTGGTGGTGTATGCGTTTGTGTGATAACTTCGACCGAAAAATTTATTTGTTGGGAGACGAGGACGGAGAGCTGTATTGACTCGGATATTCCGTTCACGCACTGGATGCCGATACCGTGGTTGCCGGAAAGCGAGGAATAAAACATGCATAATACGACAAAGAGGTGATTTGAATGCCATACAAACCAGTAGCATTAGACGTTGATATGGAAAGTTGATTTTTGAAGGTGATATGGTTAAGTTGCGCAATGAAACAAATATGGCAGTAGAGTTTGCAAATGCGCATTATTATTTTCGCTTCTTGTGTGCTAGTGAAAATACACCAGATACTACTCCTATGAGGAGTTACTATCCTAGTGAACTTGAAATAATTGGTAACATCTACGAGCGGAGAAATCCAAGACCCGTAGCCAGTAATGGTGGTGAAAGCTGTTAGGTGTGCATATATCAAATAGTTATGCGAGGTGAAGCATGGATAAGGTTGGGATTAAAGCAATTAGCAATAGGTATGATGATGCACTTACTATAAATTCTTATGGTTGCGGCACGCATGAAGCTATGGCGTGGTTTAAGCATTACATAAATGACATTAGAGATTTATTATCCCACATCGAAGCCCTAGAAAAGCAGAATATGGCGTTGGAATTAAGGTTTCGTGAAGTTGCTGATATTAAGGCGTGTCATTCGTGCGCGAATATGCCTTGTGGTGGCGGACGTTGTGATTTTGTTTTTGACTATGCCCAATTCTCGAAGGAGGAATAGAGATGTATGAATCCAAAGCTATCCCGGATTACAGCATAAGAATGACCAAGGAAGAATTTGAAAAATCAAGGCGCATGAAGTGTGACGACATACCATTTTCCGATATGTTAGCAAAATACGCCGACCTCGAGGACGTCAGCGAAAAAATAGAAGCGCTGTTTGTTTGAATTATCTAAACAGCAGAAAGGAGAATCACTATGGCAGCCGCTATTGTAATGCGTACTCGCCGATATCCCGTTCCCGGCACAGAAAACGATGTCGACAAGCTCCTGATAAAGCTCGGACTACCTGTATACTTGGCGGGCTTTGAATACATAAAGGCTATCATCGAGATGAAAAGAGGCGGGCTGATGGTGTGGGGTGATATGACTAACGAGGTCTACGACGCCGTAGCCGTAAGGTACAACAAAACACCTAGGATTGTCGAGAGGAATATCCGAACCGCTATCAAGGCCATGTTTGCTAGTGTTGACCACAGTGAGCTTAAAGAGACGCTAGGTGTGCCGCAGGGTATGCACGTTAATCGGATTACTCCCATTAACTTTATCGCGCTGGTGTGTAAGTTGGCGGGATGATGATACCAGTGGGGCGAGAATAAGATTCGTCACTAACCTAACAAAAATCAAAGGAGAATGAAAAATGAGGAAAAAGTGTTTAGTTTTTATGATGTTGCTTATGGTGGTTACGTTGCTTACAGGTTGTACTCGCGGATGGCGAAGAACCCAGAGGGAGCTTGATGCCGAAAATCAAGCGCGTATCGCCCAAATGGAAGCGGAATATCAGCTCCAAGTAACGCTTATGGAAATGGACAACCAAGCCACAATAATGCGCTTAGACGCAGAAGCAAGGCTATACTACGACCGCCTGAACGCCGAAAGGGTTTTACTCGCAGCAGAAGCAAGGGCGCAGGCAGATATAGCGACTGCACAAGCCGCAGCAGAAATACAACGTATACATGCGCTTGTTACCGCGGAGTACATAGTTATGTCGGCAGAAGCCCAAGCGCAAGCTAACAGGCTCCTAGCCGCAAGCTTAGACGACTATCTCCTGCGCCAATCATGGATTGAGGCTTGGGATGGAGCGTTACCGATGACAATTTTGGGTGAAGCGCCAAATATAATGATGGGGTTGGACAGTGAATAGGTTTTTAAGCACCGCCGCAAAGGTGGTTGTTGTCTTGGTGGTGCTAATTGTCGTTATTACTCTGTTTGGAGAATTTACAAGTTTAACCCAACAGCGCCGCCAACCTTTGGAGGTCAGCATAACGGAGGCCGAAAGTCCATTTACTGTTTCCGGCAGGCAAGACGATACAAGGAGTTGGGTGGAGTATAGGTTGTATCGAGAGTAAGCAATAAAAACTGCTCTCCAAGAAGAAAGCGGCTGAATAAAAACAAGGTGCAAATTTAATCCGAGATGAAGACGCTTGATGTCGAGCCGTTCCATACGATATTCCACTGTGCCATCATGTCGCGACCTATTAGGAGTCCAAAATAAGAAGGGTTTGAAATTAGTTTCTGGTCGCTTATTTGTTCATAAGGGAGTTTGCATGAGCCGATGCTCCAGTTCTTGAAATTGCGAAGGACGTTGTTTGGAAACTGTATGTCAACGATGTAATCAGGGAATGTAGCGACTCCTGCCGCTGTGTGCGTTTGCGAAAAACCAATTTGTTCCAGTTCTAAATCTTTGGCGAGCTTGTCCGAAATCGATGTGCGCGAAGCACCCGTATCTAACAAGGCCATCACCATCATCGATTTTATAGGCTTGGATGTTGGAGGGGATGACGTAATGGAGGGCGTTTGCAGAATAACGGGCGTGACAAATCCTTGATTCATTAACCGGACTGGACTAAGAGATATCCTAAGGGGGTTAGATGGGGGCGTAGGTGAGTGTATATCAACACTGATTTGCTGTAACATTAAATCACCGCCGTTGCTAGATAATCCACAACGCTTCTTTCATCTAGCACTTGTTGAATTATAAAACCCTTGGAAAGCTTAGCGGCAGCAAAACGATAAGCGGCTTCAACTGTATCGAAAACGCCTTGTATGGCTGATTCATCAACTACGACAAATTTGCCGACTTTAAGTGGGTCGCTTAACAGCGACGGAAGTTCCTTCTGAAAATACTCGTAGTTAGACCTTTGGATTTCCACGTTCATGCCGATTCTCCTTCCGGGTGATGCCGCATGGTATAGTAACAGATTGCTAGTTATCATTTTTTGGAGGAAATATGAACCTTCCCACCCCCACCCCTCAGAGAAATGAAAATGTTGCAGCTAAAATAGTCGCAAAATAATCAGAATATCGAAAAAAGACCAACAGAAATCCGACAAACAGCAACGACATCACGAAGACTATTAGCCTTACAATCGAATTCCATTTGAATGCAGTGAATGCCCTAGAGTCTTCCCGTTCACTAGCTGCTATAATCTGGGTTATATGCTCTGATGTTAATTTCTCGGCTATTTTATCTGTTTCTGAAATAAACCGTTGTTCACTTATAGCGAGTCCCATGATTTCAGACACGAGTTTTCCTCCAACTTGTGTGTGTGGAGGCTCGTCTAAAAAATCAGTAGCCTCCGCTTCTTCTGGTTGATGTGTTTTTTTTGCCATCGTGCAAAACCCCCTTAATAGCTTTATCGAGGTTACGCTCAAATGAGGTAAACGACCTAGAAAATTTTACGGCGACAAGGCATGATGAATAATCCCGTATGATGTCGCTACGGTTAGGCTGATTATGATTGGAGTTTTTGCTAATTTGTCCCATCGTTACTGCTCCTTCAATGCATCACCTTATTGGATTACTGTCTTGCTGTGACCATGTGATATATAGATATATTATGCCCTACGATGTAAATTTGCAATACCTTGTGAAAAATTTCTTATTTGTCGACAAAAAACGATTAAAAAAGCCACCTCCCACACAAGGGAAGCAGCTAGTAGAATAACACTCGACACCGTTATTTTACCAGACTGTTAGGAAATGTCAAATTCCGGGAGGATGAGTATGGAGTTAAAGAGCTTAAAAAGACTGTTGAAGGAATATCCCTACATGACAGAGAAGATTCAAGGAATCAAGAAAGAAATTGAGGGGTATAAGGAGCAGGCGGCCGCGTTAAGAGAAGTCGATAGCATTATTCTTGACGGTATGCCTAAAGCAGGTGTGCTAAGCGACCCCACGGCTCGTAAAGCGCAAAAGATTGTTGATGATTTTGACAAACGGGTCGAAATGTTGCTAGATGAGATAGAGCTTATAATAAACGAACAGCAGCGATTTACCGACATGCTGCGCAGGCTTTCTCATGATGAGTATGCGGTTATTGAAGCAAGATATTTCAAAGGGCTTAGTTGGGATTTTGTTCCGGGCGAGGTTAAGATGAGTCGTTCGATTTGCTTTGATGTACATAACGAAGTTTTGTTTCGTATGCTGCAAAATTAACCAGTAGATTGACCCGCAAAAAAGTTCGGACTTTTTCGGACTTTTTTTGTGCTATGATGTTAGCGTCAAGAATTAACGGTTGCTTCGCGCGGCCGTTTTTTGTTTTCTTAAAGATTTACTAGAATCTAAAGATACTAAAAAACTAACATAACTTAATCTTATCGCCTTACTGCGTAAGGCTTGTCGGAGGTGGTGACTATGCCGTGGACAACATTAGGGACATCGCTTTTAAGGACTACCAATCTGGCATGTCATGCGCCGAAATTTCCGAGAAGCACGGATTAAAACCCGCTACAGTGAGGCAATGGGCTAAGCGGTACTGGAAGGATGTCACACCTGTCACACGCGAAAAGTGTGACAGTGTGACAACAATAAAGATTACGGCCAAAACCCAAGCCACTAAGGTCGATAAGCTTATTGCGGAAGCGGTTGAAGAAAATACAGTACTGACTGCGAAGCAAAAAGATTTTTGCAGATTCTTCACAGGAAACAAGAACGCAACACAAGCGTACTTGAAAGCCTACGGTGGAACATACGACACAGCAAGGCAAGGGGGTTATGAAAATCTAACAAAGCCTCACATCAAAGCAGAACTACGCCGTTTACGGGAAATACGGGACGCTGCACTGGATATCGGAGGTAACGATGTAGTCGAACTTCACATGCGCATAGCTTTCGCCGATATATCCGACTTCGTGGAGTTCGAAAATAAAGAAGTTCCGATAATGAAAAACGGTCAGCCTGTCTTAACCTTCGACCCAGAAACGGGAGAGGCGCAAGAAGCACGCAAGAACGTCAACGAGGTACGTCTTAAAAACAGTTATGAGGTCGATGGCAACCTAATAACAGAAGTTTCCGAGGGGCGCGAGGGTGTAAAGATAAAACTTGCTGACAAGCAAAAATCTCTTGCATTTTTAGAGCGGTATTTTGAACTCGACCCCATGAATGTACATCGCAAAAACTACAACAATGCAATCCTTGCACTAAAAAATAAAGAACACGAAGACCAAAACCGCATAGCGGAAGGAATGAGCGAGTGGCGCGGAATACCCTCACAGAGTTTAGGGAAAGCGTTTATTGATGTTTATAGAGATATACGAAACCGCAAATACCGCGAATACGACTTAAAAGGCGGCCGCGGCTCGCTAAAATCGTCAACATGCGGGCTTTTTGGTGTTGACGATATCAAGTACAACAAAAGTCATTGCGGACTTGTGGTGCGTGCTGTTAAGGACACTATGCGCGATAGCGTATACGCTACACTCGTATGGGCGATTGACGAACTAGGCTTGACTGAAGAATTTCGTTGTACAGTCAATCCCATGCAGATAACGCACAAGCTTACAGGGCAGACAATTTACTTCCGAGGCGCGGATGACCCAGGCAAAATAAAGTCGCTCAAAACCCCAAAGGATATGAATATCGGTTGGGTGTGGTTTGAAGAAGCTGACCAGATTAGCCCTGAAGCAAAGCGAAATATTTTGCAATCGGCTTTTCGTGGCGGTTCTGACGGAATCGTACTAAACAGCTATAATACACCGATTAGCAAACAGCATCATCTTAATACGATTGAATACGCACAAAATCCCCAACGGTTAATACATCATAGCCATTTTAAGGATGCACCTTTCGAGTGGTTAGGTCAAGCGTTTTATGATTTAGCGGAACACCTGAAAGCAACTAATCCACGCGCATACTCACACGAATATGATGGCGAAGCCACCGGGACAGGCGCGAACGTTTTTGAAAATATCACTCAACGCACAATTACAGACGAAGAAATCGCTAAGTTCGATAAAATCTACTGCGGTATTGACTGGGGAGCAAGAATTGACCCTAATGTCTGGGGTGCGATGTATTATGATTCGCGTGCGCAGAAACTCTATGTCTTCCGCGAAGTAGTCTACTACGGCATGGACAATAAGGCTTTCGCCGACCAAATCGGTGATGACTGGAAAACTACTAGAATCACCGCAGATAATCAAGAACTCAAATCAATCAAAGATTTCCGAGGTTGGGGCTTTAACATCGGTGAAGCCAAAAAAGGTAACGGTAGCGTCGCTTACGGTCTAAAATGGCTCGCAAGCCGGGTGGAAATTATAATAGACCCTGCGCGTTGTCCGTTTGCCGCGAATGAGTTCACGAGCTATGAACAGGCACGAACTAAAAACGGTGATTTGATTTCCGATTACCCGGACAAGGATAACCATTTTCTTGACCTTGCGCGGTATGCGATGGAAAGAGTCTCAACATCAGAATACCATGAAAAAATTATGTCAAACTGGAAATAATAAGGTGGTGGGGTTCTTTGATATCAGCAAACGAATTTTATAGCAAACCCACCGATGAGAGAATCAATAAGTTGCCGGAGATAATAAATAATTACATCGCTTCCCCAACCTACCAACGAGCTAAGCGCGCACAAGCTTACCTTGAAGGGCGCAATACGGGAATCGGTGCATACATCGCAAAAATAACTGCTGCTAAAACGTCAAGCGGTAAGCAAATAACAGAGCCTCCGCAGCCCATCAAGACACGGATTTTTCACAGGCTTGTATTGCAAAAGTCGCAGTATAGCCTTGTAAATGGCTTGTATGTGGATGAAACGGTCAAAGAGAAGCTTGGCGCGGCATTTGATACCACTCTATTGCGGGCAGGAGAAAACGCGATTACTCACGGCGCGGCATATTTATACTGGATAGGTAACAAGGGCAATGAATCCGCGCTGTTCTCGCGGCTCGAATTTATGCCGATGTACGATAAATTTACCGGCGCTATGACTGTAGGCGTTAGATTTTGGGAGATTGAGGACGGGGACGATAAAATACTTAATATCGAACTGTACGAAACCACCAATGAAAAATACGCTTCAACAGCCGGAAAAACTCATTTCTTTGTCGAAGATGGCAAGGTTCAAATCCACGAAGAAAAGCAGCCGTTTTACACCGTAAATCAAGCACAGCTGCAAGCGGGTGCGAGAGCGCCCAACATGCCAACCGGTACACAGCTACCGATTTTCTCACTGCACGCTAACCCGGAGAAAATCAGCGATTTTACCGAGGATATGGAAGCCAACATCGACCGCTACGACCGAATATCCACGGACTTCGGCGGGGTCATTGACCAGACAGCAGAGGTCTATTGGGTTTTGTCAAATTTGAGTTTCCGCGATGACGACGTTGTCGAAACCTTGAATGCGATTAGGAATCTCAAAGCTACGGACGGTCAGCACGGCGAACCCAAAACTTTGGAAGTTCCGCATGAGGCGCGTTCTGTTGCCTTGCGGTTGCTTAACACGCTGATTGTTGCGAACTTCTGCGGTATGGATGTGTCCAATGTCGCCGGAGTGACTCGGACGGCCACGGAGATACAGCTGATGAGCGCGGATTTGGATAATGCAGCAACGCGGTTCGAGAGTGAAGTGTACGACTTCTGCCAGAAATTGATTACATTCGTTACCGGGCAAGAGGTTACAGATTTGGCATTCAAGCGCAAAATAATCACCAATATAGCAGAAGTATCAAACACGGTAATTAGTGCATTCAGGGAAGGTATAATCGGACGGCGCACAGCTATGGAAAAACTTCCATTTATGGAAGTTGACGAGATTGAAGATGCGTTGGCAGAGGTTGAGGCTCGTGAAATTGGGATGGATGAAGCTTCGGTGGATGCATACGGAAAAGCACGCCTTGAAGCGGAAACGATAGCGGGTGACGATGATGAATAACAGAATTATGCTCGCGGTGCCTTATGGATAGGGTTGCCGCGAGGCAAGCGCGCAGCCTCGAAAGGCAACTGTTTGCTACATATTCAGCTGCGAGTCGCACTGCGATAGCAAACGAGCGCCGCGCATTAGAACGCCTTGCGCGAAACTTTGCGACAGCAGACGAGGCCGGGCAGCGATACCTAATGTGGAACGCAGAAAGGCATGGCGGCGTTGTTAACAACATAGCCGCTGAAATTGCGAACGTCAATGAAACCGCAAGGCGAATGATAAGCGGCGAGGCATTGAATATTTTCGCGGGCGGGTATCGTGAGACTAGGCTTAGCATCAATCGGCAACTGCGTGATTTGGACATAACCGCGAACATGCAACTGATTAACCGCAGCTCATTGAATGCGGTTTTCAACGGCGAACATACACCGCTTGGAGCGATTGAGGGCTTTCAGGGTTCCTTTCAACAGGTAGGTTTTAGAGAGGTATTCGAGCCTGCCGGATGGGAGCAAGTGCAAATCGCTAGGCGCGGCGATGGGGCGCTATTATGGCGCGATAGGCTGCGCGGGCGATTTTATTACGATACTGCAATTGGGCGGCTCGGAGATAGCGCTACTATCGTAAATCGTTTGCGTGACCAGTTGGGTCAGGCTTTAATCCTTGGCGAAAGCATACCGCAGATAACACGGCGAGTTCAAGATATAGCCAACATGACCGCGAGGCAAGCGCGTACAATAGCGAGAACCGAAACAATCCGAGCGTATAATCAAGGAAAAGTACTTGGCGCGTACCAAGCGCAAGGCATGGGAATACCGCTTAAAAAACGATGGATGGCTACTCTGGATGAGCGTGTTCGTGACACCCATGAACATATGAATATGGAGCTTGCAGAGCTAGATGAGCCGTTTTCTAATGGGTTGATGTACCCATTAGACCCCAATGGTGAAGCCAACGAAGTGATAAATTGCAGATGCACATTTGTAACGGTCGTATCAGTGAGCAGAGAATCACAAGCTTACCGCGACTTGGTAGCAAGATTAGGAGGTGCGGCATAAATGAGTGTTAAATTTACAAATCACCGAGCTGATGTACAGCGGCAAGTGGATAGCAATGTTGCACGCACACTGACCGCTATAGGGCTAAAAGCTACGGAAATAACGCAGATGAATATTCGCGCATCTGGGCGCGTTGACACTAGTACTATGGTTAATAGCGTGGATAGTCAAGTGAACCCTCGAGATAAAGAAGTTGTACATGGCATAGGTGCCTTTTATGGGATATTTCAAGAATTAGGTACACGCCGGGGCATTGCGCCGGGTAACTTTATTCGTGATAATCTCAACAACCACACCGAAGATTACCGCGCGATTGTACAGGATATGATGGGCGAGGGTTTCTAAGATGAGACGTTTGCAGCTTTAATAAAAACGAGCATAACCACGCTAGCCCAGGCCACGGGCGGCGCGGTAGGCTCTTTTTTTATACCGAAACGCTGCCCGCGCGGGCGTAAAACGCGCAAATGCTAAAGTCCTACAGCGTTAAAAAATGGACAATGCCGTTATGCACGGCGTAAAACTGGATACGCGCATGGACGAAACCCATGTAAAAAAGCGTCGCGCGGAATATGAGAGGAATGTGAAAACATGAAACGCGAGTTCTTAAAAAGACTAGGAATCGACCCAGAAACAATGCAGCAAATCCTTGACCAACACGGACAAAGCATTGAGGTTCTGCATGACCAAATAGCAGAACACAAAGAAACGATAAAAGCGCAAAAAGCCGAAATCAAGGAATTGACGGAAACCAACCAACAAATTGCCGACGACGAAGCGGGCGAATCCGCGAAACTGAAAGCGACTATTTCCGAAATGGAAAAAGCACACAAAACAGCGCTTGAAGAAGCCCAAAAAGCCGCGGCAGACGAAAAAGCCGCACACGAAGCCACAGTTAAAACCCACGGTGAAGCCGAAACCAAGCGCAATAAGCGCGAGGCGGTTCTTCGGCAATTAAAAGCAGACGGCGCAAACGAGAAATTTCTTAACACAGTTGCGCTCGCCGTGAACATGGACGATGTGGAGCTAGATGGTGACACAATCAAGAACTGGGATAAGGTTTCCGCAAGCGTTAAGGTCGAACACGCTAATGTTTTCACAACTGCGGAGGTTGTTGGTACTAAACCTGCGACGCCGCCGAAAGATACCACCGGAAGCACTGCAACCTTAACGAGAGAGCAGGTCAAAAATATGACCCCGGCTGATATCAATAAAAACTGGGAAGCGGTGCAAGCGGCATTGAAAGATTAAAAAGATAGGAGTGTATAACATATGGCTATTACTAGCTTTATTCCGCAAGTGTGGAGTGCGAGACTGCTTGAACATCTCGACAATACGCTTGTAGCGCGTAGTTTTTTTAATCAAGACTACGTTGGCGAAATACGAAATTATGGTGATACGGTTCGCATTAACCAAATTAGCGACCCAACCATTACAACCTATATTCCGAATCAGGACATGGATTCCCCGGAAGAATTGTCCACGGTCGGACAGGATTTGCGCATAGACCAAGCAGAATCATTTAACTTCCAAGTGGATGATGTTGACGCGGCGCAGGCGCGGTCTGGTCTTATGGACAGCGCAATGCAGCGCAGCGCGTTTAAGCTTGCCGAGGTAGAAGACACTTGGCTATTTGGCGTGTTGAACAGCGGGGTTGCGCCCGCGAATGTACTGCCGCCCGTCAGCGTGACGAATGCTGATATGATGTTTAGCGTGTTGGTCGGCTTGCGCCAAGTGTTGGTAAAAAATAATGTGCCAAGCAATCAACGCAGAGTTGCACTGCCGCCGGAAGCGATTTCGATGCTTTTACAAGATGACAGATTTACAGCAACAGGAAGCGGCCAAGCCGAGAACCGACTGCAAGCAGGGCTTATCGGACGCGCTGTAGGATTTGAAGTCTACGAAGTAAACACAACTCCGGGCGGGAATACGGCTATTGCCGGTCATCCGCTTGCTGCCACATTTGCAGGGCAGATTGTGCAGACAGAAGCGTTCCGCATGGAAAAGCGATTTGCCGACGGCGTTAAAGGTTTGAGTGTTTATGGCGCCAGAGTACTTGTACCCGGTGCGCTCGCATCTGTCGTACTCAATTTCTAAGGCGGTGTATTATGCGTAGATATGAACCAAATGAACCGTTACGCTTGCGGCAAAATGCCGATGGTGCGTATGAGTGGGTCAGTGGTACAGCGGAGCATGACGAAGCAAAGCCGAAAGTTGGCAGACCGGCAAAACCTCAAAAACCTGAACAGCCACAAAACGAAGGATAGTGTAAAAATAACCGAACTAGCGGCGTAAAACCCGCTAGTTTTTTGTTTGTGTTCGAAGGAGTGACATTATGAGCAATTGGAGATTAAGTGTTGCGGCTGTAGCTATGAAATTGACTGGTACATCTGCCAACAGTTGGAGAAAAAATATCCAACTAATTGCTGATGGTGGCACCAATGCAAGAGAATCAATTGAAATATGGGCGGCCTCGTTCGGCATATCGCGCGGAAACTGGCGAGATAATCTCGCCGGAATTTGCGAAACCGTCACGGGGATAACGCCGCGTAATTGGCGTGAAGCATGGCGGTTACTTGCCGATTCGGACTTTGACATGACCGTGGCTTTTTTTATCGCACCACCGCCGCGGCAGCCTAATACGATTTACAGAGTTTTGGCAGATGGCGTAATAACGGCAAATAACGTAGTGATGGCGTGAGGTGACGTATGGCTAGACAGAATACAGCAGTGGGGCAAACAGGACAGCAGTTAATAGATGCGCTCAATAGCAACTTTACAGAGCTTTACGCGGGCTTAGCCGCGGTAGTTGCCGATATGATTACGTCTATAAAACTATACGAAGAATTATCCGAACTACAATCCGACCTCGAAGAAGCAATAAACGCCGGGGACGAAGCCTTACAGCAACAATTAACAATTGCAATCGAAGCAAAACAGGAGCAAATACAAGAACTTGACGAAGAAATAATAAAAACGAATACCGTACTACAACAAACAACGCCACGGTCATTACGTGCAGGGCATTTTCTATCCGATGATTTTAGTGGCGGTGATGACTCTTGGACGATTGTACCGCTTTCGTGGTTTAACGGAACGCCGACACTTGCGGATTTTGCCGCTTCAAAAACGTGGGTTACGGATTATCAAGGCTCAATGGGAATTTACGTTGCGCCTGTTGATGGCGCGCCAGAGCCTAGCGTTTGGGTATTGACGCGCATTGCTTCTGGTAAAGGCGGCGGTACAGCACTCACCTTTGTAACTACTCACGCATTTACCAATACTGCTATTGGCGCAACCGATACGGTATTGTTTTCAACTCTTACACCGACAACTCCTGCGCCGATGGTTGGCGATTTAATTATAAACGCAGATAACACGATTAAGGCGCAAGTCACGGCGGTAACTGCTACGGCGGCTACGGTAATGATTGTGCCTATTAGTGGCGGCGACATTATCCTTGATGGTGAAGAAAATACTATCCCCGCATTTGATGGTGATGGCAGTCTGCAAGAAACGCCTTTATCCATCTACCGTGTGCTAGATGAAAATTACGAGCCTACGGACACATGGCGCATGGAGTTTGATTTAACCGAGCGCCAAGTAGAAATGCTTGCGTTAAATAAAGACGAAATTAACGATGATGTACCACAACACGAGCGTACATTATATGCACGTTTGGCATTTGGAGATAGGGCTAATCTTGTTGTAGACAGAGCGGCTAACTTGCGTTTAACAAGTTGGAACGGTGCAGACCACCGCATACGGATTGACTACGGAAGCCAAGAATTACTACACCTTACAGGCGGGTTGCCAGATGAACAGCAACTACAAGGAAATTCTAACTTTGTAGATGGTTTTGACCAGTCAATGCCAATGCCACAACGCCCTAACCCAAACTTCGACCCTAATTTGCCGATTGATGAAGATAACCAAGAATTTTTACCACGTACAGGCGGGGCGCATTTAATTATAGGGCATAATGCACACGTTATTTTATACAACAGTTTTACCTTTGTTGGTGAACATGGCGCAACTGCTATTTTCCGTGGTAGCGGAAGATTGGAAGTTATAGACAGCGCAAATGTAAGCATAAGAGGTGGCACACGCATTGACTTGTCAGACGGTACATTTATCCGTGGCAGACAAGGTGGTTCACTTATTATTGGTGGCGAAACGGAAGATGACGGCAATGGTAATTTTGTCGAGCCTCCAGATGTACAAGGCGTTGGAGCAAGAATTATCAACAACGCACAGCTTCGTATGCAAGGTGGAGGACGCATACAGGCAGGGCACGATAGTGTAGACGTAAATAATAGTGCAAACGCACCGTTTATGGGCGTTTCTCATGGTGGGCGTATTCAAGCTCGTGATGGTGGTAGTCTTGACATATACCACGGTGCAAGCGTTCGCATAGGGCAAAACGCACGAATTGTCATTGATAATGTTGGAAGCGGAAACAATAACGCAACCGAAAGCGGTATTGACATGAGCGTTACGACTTATAATCGTGACGACCCAGAGCCAGACAATGTTGCTGTTTTGCGTGTAATTGAAGATGGACGTATTGACGTTCGTAATGGCGCAAGGTTTAACATGGGCGGTATGGCAAATGTCAATATGCGTGATGGCGCTATCCTCGACATGAGCGGTAGCGTTAATGTCAATGCTTATGCGGATGGTAATAACGGAAGAATGACTATAAATGGGCGTGAGATTGCTTTCAAAGACGACTTAATAAGCCTATTAGGTACAAAAATCCCTATATCGGTAGCAAACGAAGCGACATTAAAACTTGACTATGCAAACACTGGCGCATTGCCAAGTAGCGTGACTGTGAACGATTTTGTGTTTTTGCAAAATGCGGAAGTATGGAGCATACAAAGCATAGCTAGTAACGGTGATGTTATTTGGCAGTTAGTAGCTACGTTTGAGACTGATATTAGCGGCAAGATGGACTTGGTTAGTGGTGCTTCCAATGGTAATGTTGTAACACTAAACGCCCAAGGGCAAGCCATTGACAGCGGTATGAATTTGGAAAATGAAATAAGAAATGGCATAACCCGCCCTAACATTCTACGCAACCGGGATTTCCGCAACCCCGTAAACCAAAGAGGTCGGACATCATATACAGGCGTTTCAATCAACATGATAGACGGTTGGCGCAATGGTAGTGCGGGTGGAACGATAACACTTACAGGCGATGGCATTGCATTGTCAAGCGGATTGACGTTTTTGCAGCGTATTGAAAACCCGCACTTATATGCGGGCGAAACAATGACATTATCGGTGATTTATCGTAGTGATGCTCCGATATCGTTAGCATATTGGTTTAGTGATGAAAATAACGCTGTGCAATTTGTTTCACAGCAGTTCCCCGCAAGTGCTGAATTTACAACCGCTGTAATGACATTCACGCAACCGAATGTCGCAACCGACCCTGTATTTTGGGTTGGAATTGGTGGTGGCGTTCCTGCGACAAGGACTATTCAAAGGGCAAAGCTCGAACTAGGCATGACATCCACTCTACATCTCGACCCGCCCGCAGACCATGCTGTGGAATTGCCGAAAGCTAAAAGAAGCCTGTACGTATTACAACCGTTTACGTTTTTCAACATTTGGATTCATGATGATGGGAGATTGTTTTTTAGATTTGACTTACCTGTAGAATTGAGGGCAAACCCTTCATCAATATCATTGTTGAATGGTAATGCGACCGGTTCAATTACATTGCAAATTGCGGGACAGCGCATTATCTTAAACATGGAAGAAACGCCGCTGACATTTTCAAACACAACGACTACGCGCCAGATGGGGCAAGTGACGTTGCCTGCGAGCGTACACGGCAGACCCGAGCGGTTAGTTTTTGGTCAAGCGTTTGTAACTAATAACTCATTTGTGATTAGCGCGGAACTGTAGGAGGTATCGCATGAACTGTCCAAAATGCAACGACATGACACTGAACCTAACTATATTAGCAATCATGCGGGATATTCGGTGCTTCTTCGAATCCGACCCTTTGCGCGGCACGTTCACGGTAGAGAACGGTAACACCCGCCTAAACGGCGACTGGTTTGTCGGTGACTGGTTAATCATAGCTGATAGCCGCAGGCATAACGGATTGTATCAGCTTGCGGAAGTGCCAGAACTTGAATACCCGTTAATCCCGCCCCCGCCGGATAGCGGGTATTTTAAGCTGTCGAATGGTACGAACGCCGAGAAAGCTGTTGCTGACGGTGAGTTTGAAGCTACAATATACGCTGTATTGCTTCCGGTCGGCTTCTTAGAACTTGCAAGGGAGATACATGCGTGGCGGGAAGACCCGGCGAACGCGCCATCTAGCCTTAAAAGCGAGTCAGAGGGAGTAGTTGGACTCGACCAGTGGAGCGCTACCTATGCCACGGACGCTAACGGCGTTGCCGCAGGGTGGGAGAAATTATTTGCTTCGCGGTTGGACGAATGGCGCAAGATGTTTAATTCCTTTAAGATTTGAGGTGTGAGAATGGCTGATAAAATTGCAGTGCTGAAATTTCCGTTGCCTGTGTCGTGTGGCGTTTGCCGATTGAATGATAACGTGGGTAAACTGTGGCGAGATGAAGATGAGGCTGTGTTAGATGACACTCGCCGTTCATCGTGTTGCATTGTAAAAAAAGATACGTTGGAATACACAGCGTCCCGCGCCCCGTTTTGCCCGTTGGAGGTTTTGGAAGATGGCTAACTACAGAGAACCCGCACGTTGGAATCCTCCATCAAGCCAAACCGAAAGAGCAAAGATGCCCGATAGTGCATTTTTGCTAATTACCGGAAGCGGCGATAATAAGCTAAGGCGATACATTGTGAAAATGGAACGTCCGCGTGGCAGCGGAAAGTACGTCTACTCGCGCAAGGGATTGATGGCTGCAAGGACTAGGGCGGCACAACATAGGGAAATAGCGGTTTTCAACAAGACATCACGCTTGCTAAGCCGCTATTTCCCGCGTGAAGATGAGCCGTATTTGACTTGGGAACAACACCAACGTAAAAAGGCAGGGAGTTAACTACATGCCAATGGGAAGAAAAACTAGGTTGCGCAAAGAACAGCGTCGCAGGGAATGGAATTTGCTAGGAATTGTAACCACCATGATACCTAACCCATTCCCGCCGTTCCGGCCTCCAGAGATTCCTCAAAAAGAGTTCGGCGTTAAAGCATCTCTACAAGGCATCTGGATTCCCGCCCAACAGGACATATCTACTCAAATGTTCCAAGCCGGGCGCGGTATATTCGCCTGCGACAAGGAGCATGTGGACAACGAGGGCAATCGCATCCGGCTGCTATTGAACGACACACTGGAAGACCCAGAGCGCGGAATTGTTATCAAGCTGATATCCGATGAATTGCAATCGGATGCGGAAACTACGGTTCAGATTCAGAGATGGGTCGCGGAGGTCTATAGCCGAAGCAAAGCGGAAGCTGACGCGGAACGATTTAGGAGTTCGGAACTTGACCCGCATATTATTGGAGGTACGTTATGAAGAAAAATATCAACATACTTGGCACTGACTATACTGTTAATCTCAATGCGACCGATAAAGATTTCGACGCAGACAATATGGCGGGGGAAGCTAATTCGTTCTTAAAAACAATTTCAATAAACGAAGATTTGCTGCCCGGCAGGCGAGTTGATGTAGGCAAGCAGCGTGAAGTATTCAAAGTGGAGGTACTTAGACATGAGATTATTCATGCGTTTTTCGATGAAAGCGGACTTGACTGTTACAGTACGGACGAGCGGCTTGTAGACTGGATTGCGGTTCAAATTCCCAAAATACTCACAGCCTGCAAGGAGGTTGATGCAATATGAGACGAAGCCAATACATCCCGCCGCAAGGTTGCAGCGCGGACGGCACAAAGGAATTTGTCTGCTGCACATGTAATAATATCTTCACGCTCCCCCAAGGGCAGTATGAGAAAATTACCTGTTTCGCGCCGGAAATATTTTATTCGTGTGACTGCGTTGAGTGTGGTGAGGGCTGTGAGTGTAGGTAAAGGAGTCGGTTTTGACTCTGTTAAAAACCGCTGTTAGGCGGTTATTTTATTGCAAAAAAGGGGGGCGCCATGACCGAAATATCACTACTCTATCATGAGTTCTGGAGTGGGCTTGATGAAAATAATATCCCAACTGGGGGCGGGTTTGTGGATGCATTTACCGGGCGGTTGATTCCGGCGTTCCCGGATGATGAGATAATCTCTCCCGCACCTTACCCGGCGATTACCTATCCCATAATCCAACCGCAATTCCGCAGCGGTATGGTCGCATCGGCAAGCATTTGGGACAGGCGACCCGCCATGCCGGGCTTCAAGGGACTGACCAACGATGTATTACGTCAATTAACCAAGTACATCCCGCCGAATAACGAGGGGCTTATACTAAAAGTCCCGGATGTCGGTTATATCCGAATGCTATTCGGAAACTTTTCATATTTAAGAGACGAAGATGCCGCCGTAACTAGGGCGGTTTTCAATTTTAGCGTTGAAAGTTATATAAGTCATTAAAATTTCTAAGGAGGAACAGACTATGTCAACACAACCGTACCGAGAGTCACCGCTGTCCCCGCAAAGCGGAAGTAATTTTTTCCCAAGCGTGGGGACTGTTTTTTATGATGTAGATATTACGGGCATGAGCAGTGATATGCCCTACGGCGACCTAGTGACAAAGCTTCGCAATTGGCACGCGGAGGGGAAAGCACTCGGCGCAACTACTGGCGATTACAATTTCATCATCGACCACAACATCGAAGATATCGAAACTAACGACCGCATATCCCGCGTTATCGGACTTATGCGGATGGGCGCTATTGATGCCTCGCTCACTTGTACGATTCAAGAAATCACATTTGAGAACATGCAAAAAATTATTCCTACGGCGTTTGTTGATGAGACGGGCGCACTGCGTTCGCACAATCAGATTTTGCCGGAACATTTCAAGACGGTCGTACATGCAGTTACGCAAAACGATGGTACGCTGCGTTTGAATGTGCTTTTGAATGCGCTCCAGATTAATGAAGTCAATACGACATTCACTACAGGCACCACAGGCGCGACAATACCACTAAATTTCGTAGGCACGGCGGCGCAGCTCGAAGATATGCAGTACGGCGCGTACAAGATATGGAATTTCCCAATGCCGGGGGCTACACCGCCTCCAACGCCGGGTATGACAGATGCCGAAAAGCTCGAAGCGGACAGAGTCGCCGTTGTAAATGCATCGTTTGAAATCCCTATAACCGAACAGTCTGACCAAACGACCCGCACGGCATGGGTGCAAGATACTGTTAACGGGATAATCAACTATGCAACAGCAGCGGTAGTTCATGACGCGCTCGATGATTATGAGGTTACGCTATCGCTTGGCGCCGAGACCCCTGTAACCGTAACAATAACAACAACTGACGAAGTTTAGAAAGCGGGTAGGGTATGGAGTTTTTTAACTGGAACGCCAAGAAGCAGCGCGAGGCGTTATTAGCAATATTGCCGGATGCGAATGCGATTATTGATTTGATGAAAAAAATCTACGCGGCACAAAGCGGCGGCGAAAAAGCAAAAAAAGCCAGAGCAGCGCGGCTAAATGTTATGAATGCCGAGACCTTGGCGTTAAATGGCGACGAAGCGGCTGTTAGGGCAGCTGAAAAAGCTAGAGTAGAAGCTGTTATGGCACTCGAAGAAGCCAATGAAGAAACAACGGAAAAAGGGTTTGCTTTTTTACAAGAAATAGTGAGCCTCGTCCTGAACGCAGAATACGACCGCGCTTTGCGGGTGCTTGCAGTGTTGGATGGCACTACAGTTGATGAAATCGAAGAATCTAACGATATCTTTGGTCTTATTGACAAAGGAATTGGTGTTATCACCAATGAAAAAATACTGCGTTTTTTTCCACAGTTGCGGCGATTGGCGACCGAAACGCAATCAGATATATAGCCGAAGTTGGGCCTATTCCTTTTGAGGCTCTTTCTTTTTATCTGGAAAGCAAGTACCTCCATGAAACCCGCCGAGATAATTATATGGCTGATATGGCTATGTATGGGGCTTGGGGGAACGTTAAAGATGCTCCTAAGAATATTCCTAGGTATTGGGATGTAGTAAATAAGGAGATACAGAAAGAAACGCCTAAGTACACGGTGGATGATGTACTGGATATATTTGAAGGGAAAGTAAAATAGCCCGGCGTTGACCAAGAAAAGAAATAGTCGTATACTCTAAAACAAGCAAGCCGTGTGGCGGCGTTTCCGGCTGAACCCTTGAAAGGGGGTGAAGCCATATGACATTGTTCGAGGTTATTTACTTGCTTCTTACGTTCGCGTTAGTAATTCTCGCGTATTTGTTATATAAAGGAAACGAGAAATAGCCGCCCTTGGCAGGTAATCGGCTATTCTCGTTTCGGCTGTTAATATAGTCACTCTGGTTTAGTCAACGCCGCCAACGGCTTGCGCTTTTTATTTCTACCCTATTTTATCAAAGAATATTCCCGGATGTCAAATAGTTTTGCTTAGTATTTTTTCAGATAATAGATAAGCCGTCCTTGGTAGGGCGGTTTTTTTATGTAAAACGGAGGTCGATTTCATGAATCTATTCAGCGTATTTGCGACAATCGGTCTCGACACTAGCGAGTTTGACAGAGGCATAAATCAAGCCGAAAACCAAGGTCGAGGCTTCGGCGCGTCCTTTGCCGCTGTCGGTAAGGCTGTTGCCGCCGCGGGGGTAGCTATAGGTGGCGCAATGCTCGGCATCGGAACCGCCGCAATGCGTACAGGTGGTTATTGGGAAAACTCAATGAACACTATCCAGTCCCGCACCGGAATGGCAGATGAGGATGTTCAAAAACTCGCTATGTCTTTTCGAGATACCGCCTTAGAGGGTAATTTTACAGCCGCAGAGTTAGCAAAAGCCAGCAGCAAAATAGCGGTCTCCGGACAGGATGCGGCTCATCATATTGAGCTTATGGATAGCGCGATGACATTAGCCGCTGCTACTGGTAACAGCCTTGGCAAAGCCGCTTACTTTGTTGGAAATTATCTTTTGAAGGTTGGTCGAGATAGCTCATACGCAGAAAAATATGTTGATTTATTCACCATTGGCATCAAAAACAGCGGTATAGGGCTTGCGGATTTACAAAATTACGTGTTCCGCATGACTCCGGCGTTTGAGCAGTTTGGCGCATCATCTGAAACAAATGTTGCTATTTTGACGAGGCTGTATCAAGCGGGCATCCGTGGCGCGAACCTCTACAGTGGCATGGGTACGATTATGATGCAAGCGGCCACAGGTGTTGGGAATTTTGCCGACATGATGAGCGGATTAGCCTATCACACCAACGTCATGAATGGCCTGTCTTTCGAGTTTTATGAGGGCATGACTCTAAACGAAGCACAACTATTTGAACTCGCCAAAGCAATGAACGAATATGAAGATAGCACTCGGCAAGCCGGAATTGTAGCGTATGTTTTGACACAAACCCAACAAGCCGCGTGGTTCGAGTTTATGAATCTTGCAGAAGAAATCCAGAACGAAGTAATTCCGACCTTTGCCGCTTATGGTGTAGCCGCTGAAATGGCCGCGCTTAACAATCAAGGTTTCGGTAGTTCCTTGATGACCATTCAAGCGGCGGGACAAGATGCATTGAAAACCATTTTCGACATTATCAATGCTGATGTTTCGGAAGCTCTTGGGACAGCGGCAGAAAGGGCTAGTGAGTTCGCTATTCGGTTGCGAGACGGCGGCGATTTACACCCAATCGTGCAAGAACTCGGAGCCGCTATCTCGGAATTGATGGCGGCTATTGTTGGCCTAGCAACACGCGCCGGAGAATTTGCCTTGAACGTGCTTCCTACATTAGCCTCCGGTTTGACAACGATTATCCGCGCGGCTACGAGTTTGTATCCGCTTATTTTAGGGCTTGTAGCGGCTACTAAGGCGTATAAAATCGCGATTTCCATTGACACAGTTGTTCAGAAGGCTGCCACCGCGTTAAAAGGTTTAACCACCGCAAAACAAGCACAGGCGACAGCAACCGCCGCTTTGGAAAAAGCTACAAGACTATCAAGCGCGGCAGAAAAATTACGCACAGCGGCCACACACAAGCAAATACTAGCGGACGAACTAGCTATAAAAGCCAAAAAAGCTCGCGCCGTCGCGCAAAAACTTCAAACAGCGGCTAATAAAGCGGGAGCGGGGGCTGAATCCGCAAGGGCGGCGGCGGCCAATGCAACAGCAATAGCCGAAACATACGCAACAAAAGCCGCGACAGCAAGAACGACGGCAAAAGCCGCGCAATTCAAAGCATCAGGAGCGGCGGCGATGGCAGAAAAAGCACATGCGACAGCAGTTGCAAAGCAGACCGTAGCAACCAAAGCCGCAACTATAGCACAGAAGGCTAAAAACCTCGCAATGAAGCTAAACCCTATCGGTGCTGTTGTTGCTGGGATTATTGCTCTGACAGGTGCGACCATCGCTCTTGTAAAATGGCTGAATCGTACTAGCGAGGATACACAAGCTTTGATTGCCGAAAACGACATGTTAATTCGCTCTACGGAAAGGCTAAATTCTGCTTTAGAGACAAGTGCGAACGCCCATCAAAAACGGATTGATAACATAGCGACAGAAGTTGGAGCTTCTCGTAGCTTGCTAGAGCGCATCGAAGAACTTTACGCAGTCGAGTACAAAACTATGGAACAGCGGCGGCAAATGGCCGCTTACGTTGAAATGCTTAATGGCTCAATGGAGGGGCTTAATCTTCAATATGATATGGAAACAGGCCTACTAAGCCAATCCGTAGAAGCTATAGAGCGACAAATATATGCTCGCGAAGCGCAAGCAAGAGCCGTCGCCGCGCAAGAACGTTCTATTGAAATTGCTCGCGAACAAATTATGGTCGAGGAACAGCTTGCAAGGGTCAACGAACAACATATCGCGATATACGAAAAAATAGCAAATGGCGAGTATACTAATCGCGCAAATCGCCGCGCCTTAGTAGGAGAAACACAGCGTTTAGCAGAAGTTTCCGCTGAACTTCAAGAAGAACAAGAACGTTTAGGCCAATCGTTTGACTATGTTTCTAACATAATTGCCGAAAGTATGAAAACAAACGTGGGTTCTGTACAAGAATTTGCCTATGAAACCGAGAACGCCCTTAACCGAGCGGGCGGGCTTTACCGGGATTTTTTCTATGTATCGTATGAGTATTTGAATATGCTTAGCGCAGAACACGAAAGACTCACTAGCATAGTGGTCAATGCCTTCAATGAAATGAGCGATGAAACCCAACACTCTATCTCTGGTATGGCAGAAACATTGCAGAACAACGCCAAAATTACTAGAAATTGGGCTGATAACATCGTCACTATTACCGATGAATTAGCAAGAAAGGGCTTTGACGAGAACGTTACTCAAGAGTTAATACGGATGGCCAGAGAAGACCCGGCAATCGCTCAAATGTTCGTTGATGATATCGAAAGCGTTTTTGATGAGCTTGCACCCGCAATCGGTGAATCCATGGAAGCTGTAACAAGCAAAATGGTAGATGTGTTTGGTTACGATAGAGAGGTAATTGAAGCGGCCAGCCGACTTATAGAAAACATTGAACATGGCATGTATTTCGCTATTGAAAGTGCGAATTTTGATGGGCTTGGTGGTGGTGTTGCTGAAGGTTTTGCCGGAGGCATTGATGAACATGCATATCTAGCGGAACTAGCTTCTCGCACAATGGCAGAAGACGTTGAGCGAGCGGCGCGTGATGTGTTGCAATCTTCTTCTCCATCCAAAGTATTTATCGAGATTGGCAAAGGTATAGGGTTAGGGTTTGCAGAAGGAATAAAAAACACCGTTGATGCCGCAATTAGCAAAATAACAAGTTGGTTGTCGCAAGCAACAAATACAGCCGAAAGCGGCGCAAGCGATATTGTGAGCGGTGTAGAAAACAACTTATCGCCGTTATCAGATAGGATGCAAACGATATTTGATGCAGGAACAAACAAATTAGAGTTATGGCTAAGTAACAACTATAAAAAAGCAACACGTTCGACTAATGACATGGTTTTGGCCATGGACAATGAACTTTCGCCCCTACCTAACAACATGGACAACATCTTCCAAAAAGCCTACGACACAATGAGGCGTTGGACAGAGAAGCTTTCCGCGCTCACGCAACAATTTTTCCCGGTCAAGATACAGACCATTGACCAAATCATGCAACAACTACCACCGCAAATGGAATCCGCCGGGCAACAGGCTATGGCTGGATTCCAAAACGGTATCAGTTCCATGAAGGGCAGCATCATGGATTCGGTCAATGCTTTTGTGCAGTCCGTGGCGCAAACTATGCAAAGCGCATTACAAATGAATAGTCCTTCGAGATTATTTGAGCGTTTCGGAAAGTACACCGCAGAAGGGTACTTAGTCGGAATTGAGAAAATGGCAGACGATGTATACGACACGGTCAGCAAGACATTTGCGCAAGTACCGGATATGGCGTTTGGCAAGTTCGAGCGTGATATAGGCTATATTGCCGCTACCGCGGCATTCGTTCCCCGGCAAGCCGCAGGACAACAAAGAGGAACCGCTACTATCCACATGGGCGATAATTACTTCGACCTTTCCGGGTACACAGGCGATATCTACGAGCTAGAAGAACGTATAGGGCGTATACAGCATCAAAATGTTATGGACGCCCTACGCGGCGCGGGATTTGCGGAGGTGTAGGATGAAAATATTTACATTCAACTTCAAAGGCGTGTCGAGTGATGAATACGGACTGTATGCCAGTATTCCAGATGAACCATTCAATACGCGGAAACGAAAGTCACACAAGAAAATCGATTTTCGAGATGGCGTGTACGACTTTGAGAACGATGTACACGACCCGCAGACCTTGGAAATGGAATGTTTCTGGAAAAAACCAATTAACCGACACGATATCAGGGAAATGGCGCTGTGGTTGACCGGGAAAGATAGGCTAATTCGCGACTTCGAACCTGACAAGCATTATAACGCAACCGTATACAACAGGTCAGAATTAATCACATTTATCAACCGTTGGGATGGCAACGAAATGCCTAACGGCAAATTTAGGTTAACGTGGTATTGTGCCGACCCATTCGCGTACAGCGAGCAGACAACAACGCCTATATCATCAGAAGAAACCGACATCGACTACAGAGGCACAGCATCAACACCGACATTGATACGCCTTATCAATAATACCGACCAACCCATCCGCAACATAACCGTTACGGCTCTAAGCCTGATTTAATTGAAAGGGACGAAAAAAATGAGTTATTTCGCATCGCACCATTATTCCAGACAAGTATTGAACACATACAGAGGCATACCGCTTCCGGGGTACAGCGACTTATACGTCCGGCTTTATATCTCCGACCCAACCGATAGCGGTACGGCAGGCATTGAAGTTGCCTATGCCGGGTACGCCGGGCAAAAGGTCGTATTTTCACCTCCGGCGCTGTTTGAAGGGAATCTGGCTGTACGGAGCATGTATGATATAACCTTTCCGGAGTCGCAGCAGAGTACACAACCTGTACGCCACATAGGCATATTCGACAGTGCCGTACCCGGCACCGGGAATATGATTTTGCGAGGCAACCTAACCAGACCGCTTGAAATATCGCCCGGTCGTCAGCCGACAATCTTAGCCGGGGACATCACATACATTAGCCGCGGTAATTTCACCGACCAATTTAGGGCTGCATATTTGAATACTTTACGCAACGAGACGTTGGAAGGGTTTGTTCCGCATCTCGCGATGTTTGACGGCAACCCGGAAGCGGGCGGGTTCGAGCTTAGCGGCGATGGCGCCGGTAGGGCAGCACTGTCATTTGCCGCACCCGCGATAAACCCAGATACGCAACTAATGACCATCACTAATGAGGGAGTTGCTCAATTTCCTACTCCGCTAGGCACACTGGGCGAATGGAATTATGATTGCGTGATGCGAGGGGCTACCGGGGCAAATACCGCAAGTTTCTCGGCAAATCCAGAACCTATAACAGTTTATAGGGCGTATATTGGTCGGATATTCGAGGGGCGTTTTACTATCGACCATGACTAAAAAAGGTGGATTAATATGGCGCATTTCAACTATGCAGGGTTCAATCGTTCCGGTTTCAATAGACCTCGGCGATTAACCCGTTTTATCGACAGAGAGCCTATTCGGCATAGCGAGAGAGTGTCTGCTGTAATAGGGGCGCCGTTTTTCATAGACCGAATCCGGATTGCTCACCGCGAACGGTTGGATTCGAAATCTATTGATTATGTGATGTTTATAAATTTCGAAAGACATCACAGCGAGAAGCTAGATGCCACACCCTTAGATTATAGCGTCTTTGTCAACAGGTCAGCTATACGGCACAAGGAGAACATCGCCGCCGATATCCATCTCGGCGCGGTTATCCACCGCATAGTGAATCATTCGGAAGCGCTCGATGGAGATATTCATATCGGTATGTTTATCCGGCGTTCTATTGAGCATTCCGAAAATCTCGGCAATATCACACATCTAGGCACGTTTGTAAACTTCGAGCGGAGCCATTATGAAGCTGTAAACGCAATGGTTAGCATAGGGTTGCGCCGATACCTGATATTTACGTTGGACACCGAAATCCCGCCCGGCGGCGAGGTTAGGATAGATTCAAACAATTTTACCGTGCTGCTGACATACCAAGGCGAAACGATTAATATACGGCCGCGGTTTAGCGGCGATTGGATTCATTTCGATAGAGATACAACGCGCTTGATTATAAATAACCAAGGCGTTGACGTACTGACCGGGGATGTGACTTATCATGATAGATGGATTTAACAAAATAATCATCCTCGATAAAAACAGAGAGGAAATCGCCGACCTCGAAAACGCCTTTGTCGTCAAAGAAGATGAGCGCATAAATACTCTTAGTTACATCGGCTTTACCTTGCCATACAATGACCCAAAAAACCGATATTGTGAACCGTTAAACTACGTCCGCAATCCAGGTGGTGAACTTTATCGGATAATGATGGACGGTAAGACCATTACCGAAACCGGAGAATGGGAATACCGATGCGAACACGTTTTTGCTACGCTTGGCGATAAAACTATCCAACGACCTTTCACTATCGGCGGTGCCGGGGCGGGCGGGACAACGGCTGCCGTTATTCGGCAACTGCTTGCCCTGCAAGAAGTACGGAATTGGGTGTTAGGTCGTTGTGATTTTGACTTCAATTTCGAGTATGGGTTTATGGGCGAATCTCTCCTAGCGGCTATTTTGGATGTTCCTCACCACTTTGTTGCGCCGTTTCAGTGGACATTTGACACAAACCGATACCCATTTGTTTTGAACCTTATCCGGCTTAACCCTGATGCTGACCCGGATATGTACGTAGAGCAGGGCAAAAACCGAATAAGAGCAACCAGGCGGCGCGACCAGACAACAGTTGTGACAAGGCTTTTTTGTTACGGATATGGTGAATATCCAAATCGTCTGACAATCGCTGATGTCAATGGCGGCATAGAGTATCTGCAATCACCGCCGCACATATTCGACCGCTATCCCAACGCAATAGAGCGCACATTTACCGATAGACGTTTCCGAAACCCACAAAGCCTAAAGGAAGTAGGGCAGGCGATATTGGATGAGTCACAGACCCCCTTTGAAGAATACGAAGTGGACTTAATCCAACTGGACGGCGACCCATTCAGCACGCCGCGGCTTGGCGGGTTGGTTGAAATTGTTGGGTTCAAAAAGACATTCATCACAGGTATCAAGTGGAATCATGACGAGGGCAGGGGCGTCAAGCTCACACTCGCTAATCGTACCCGCGATATTGCCGACGAGGTTTTGCAATTAAGAAACAGGGTGCGGATTGAGTCAACGTATGCGCAAGGTGTGACGGTGCCGATTCAACTGTATAACGGAGAAAACGCAACACCCACAAGAGCGGCATTTTTGCCGTTTTTTGTTTTCGAAGATATGCGGATTATTAATTTTATTTGGTTGGAAGTAACTGTACGTCCGTTTGAAATAAATGTAGCGAACAGGCGTACAGAGCAACCCAACACCGACAGAACAGGATTAATGACGGCGGGACATAACACCGGATGGCATAATGTCAGCCTCACATTCAGTTCCGGCTCGATGCCGTCCCTCACGTTTAACGCGGGGACAATGCCGACCTTATCAGGCGGGCAGTTACCAAACCTTACAGGCAGGTCGCTCCCAAGCTTCACAGCGTCACCCGCCAGATTGACCGGGAGCGTGCAGTTGAGACGTCCGTCCGTACAGCTTCAAAACATAAACGGGTTTCCATTAGCAAGCTTGTCCGCGGGCGCGTGGGGGAACGACCAACAGCTCCAAAACGGAATCAGGGATTTGAGTTTAGATAATACTCTTGCCGTAGACGGCGGCGGGGGAACGTTTTTGGCCGGAAGTCTCGGCACGTTTACGCAAGGCAGCCTTCCGGCTATAACACCCGGCACACCGCCAAGCGCTTCATTAACCCAAGGCACACCACCTAGCGCAACACTGAATAGCGGCAACCACACGCACAGTATGGCAGACCATCAACACTTTTTTCCGCACACTCACCAACTCGACCCCGGTATACAAGGGGTTGGAAACCCTGAATCGTTCACGATAAGGATTAACGGGCAAGACCGCCAAACCGTGCAAGGGCGCACATTCAGCGGGCGGGCAGAGCAGTGGATGACAGGGGCGGGCGGCGATATAGTAAGGAATTTCAACCACAGATTCGAAATAGTGCCGAATGTTCCGGCTTATGTACAAATTACGTTACGCGGGCGCGGCATGTTCATGGCAGAAAGGGAGTTTTTAGAATGAGGATTTCGAAACCTACAAAGATAATCGTGGACGGTGTGCATGAATACGCAGATATACAAGCGGTCGTAGCAACCTTCGACACGCATCGCGAGACGCTAGAGCCATATGAAACCGTAAAAATATTCGACAGCAGCGGCGGCATAATGGAATTTCCTATTGAAAGAGTGGAGTGGATTACAGAATGAGGTCATTAAAACCGATGTACCGCGCTGTGCCAAATTCGCCGATAGCGCATCTAACAGCACCGCTCACAGCCACATCCACGGTGATTGAGGTTGATAATTCAGGCGATGATGTATTCCCGCCCGCGCCAAATGTGGCAACGTTGGGCGAATGGGACGGCATAATCAGGGAAACCGTCCGATACACAGGCAAAGAACCCGGGATGCTTACGGGGGTCTCGCGGGCGATAGAAGAAGGCGAAATCCCGCTTGACTGGGAGAACGGAACTCAAATATCAAGCTTGCTTACGGCTAGTGTTTTTAACACGATGCAAGAAAATATAGAACAAATTCACGAAGATGCGGGGAATATTAAAGGCGTTACCAATCATGCGGAACTTGAAAATCTGGATTTTGCGCACAGCGGACACACAGGCTTCGCATCCGAGGCGGCACTCGCCGAAAAAATGCCATCCGCGCCGACAAATGCCGTACATGGTGCGATGGGGCAAACTTGGGTAGAACTCGAGGGCGTAGCGCTGCAATCTGTAATTGCTGTTAATCGCGGACTGGAATACGTAGAAGAAGACGGCGTATTTCGTATTTTGGATTGGGATAAGCCGAGTAGTATCATCATTGAGTTGGGCGGTGCGCAGATTACTCATCATAAAGGGTTTTCAGACACTGTGATGTACTCTATTGGTGCTGATTCTACTGTGTATAGGTTTACGTTTGATGTTGATGAACACACTGTTAGGGTTGAGACAATGCGGATTAGCGGTACTAATCCCAACCTACTCCATAACGCTGATTTTACAGGGGCTAATCCTGTTGCGGCGTTGAGTACGGTTGTGAATCAGAGGGGAGCGGCCACATATACAACATCTGCAACATTAATGTATTCGATAGATAGGTGGATGATTACTGCCGGTGCAACGCTGACGATAATCGCAGGGGCAATTCGGCTTACACGAACTGGCGTTTCGTCAGCTACTCTGCTTCAACGTATTGAATTTCCAGAATCATATCGCGGGAAAACCATAACAGCATCAGCTCGGATGGCAAATGTTAACGTTGCACAAGGGGTCAATATTTCGATACGGACACAAAATCAAACCATTGCAGACCCGGATATAGCAATTTTTGATGATGGCATTGTTTCGTTAACAGCAAAAGTGCCGGACGATGCAACCTTGCTCCAAATATCTATAGACATTCTTAGTCTTGGGTCAGTTGATGTTCAGGCCGTTAAACTCGAACACGGCACCACCTCTACAATTTCCGCTGACAAACCAATGAAATTTTCAATCAATCTAATGAATTGTCAGCGGTTTTATGAGGTCATACCCGGGGCGCGACTTGTTATCGGCTTTTTCAACAGTGGAAACATGTGGTCTAATACTGTTGCTTTCAATACTAGAAAGCGGGTTGTTCCTGTTATGACACTAGCGGCCATGACTGCTGCTATTCCGGGTGCGACACATGCTGCTTTTTCACACAATGTTTTAGCGACAGTACATGGTTTTAACATGGCCACTGGTGCCTTTACCTTACCTAATATGACAGCCGCTATGTTGGCGCAACTAGGCATGACGACTATTGAAGCAAACGCTGATTTATAGGTCGGCACTTGCGGTATTAAGCCCAGCCAACACAACATTAGCACCCGGAAACGTAAATCCGTGATTTGGTCTGTCTAAGCGGAATCCCACGATTGTTCTATTAAAAGTATTAAACACTAGCTGACTTTGAATGTTTGTTGTTTGCGCTCCAACTCCTTGTCTGATACCAGTTTGCGCCGAAAATGAAAGTATGGGCGCAATCCTAAGGGGAACCGGGGCGATTGTAGAAAACCATACAGTATTAACATTAGCGGCATCGGCTAAAATTGAACCGTTTGACATTGCCCAGAAAAACCGCTGACAAATCGCCAGTTCCGTAGCGAACTCGCGTGGTTGGTCGGTTTGGATGGTTGAGGTGGTGCCTATTTTGCTACTTTCAAAGTATTTATGTCTTTGGAATGGCTTGTAACTACCGCCTTAATCACCGAAACATCATCTTGCAGGATTTCAACGGCTTCTGGGAGGGGTTTGAGCTTATCATATACAAGTTTATAGCCGTCATGTAAAGCGCCAAGACTTTTGCCATGCTCAATCTCGATTACTGCTACGCTTTGTCTTATGCGCGTGGTTTCGGCTGTTAGAGACGCAATCTGCTCGTTGGTTTCTTCCTTTAGAGATGCAATTTGCTTGTTGGTTTCAGTTTGACCTTGCTCAAGAGCAGTTAACTTATCTAAAACCAATTTCATAAAATCTTCATTATTCACAGGAAACATCCTTTCGGTAAATGAGTTTATTCCGTGAGGGTATTTTAACAGAAACAGAAAGTAATTCAAGTCGCAAATGAAAATAGAACCAATATCCATTACCAGTGCCGTTAGCCCTTTTGGGCGACGGTGCTTTTTAATTATGAAAGGAAGATGAAAAATGGATTTTTTCAACAAGTTTTATATCGAAATTGATGAGCGAACCCGCATCGTCAAAGGGTTTTCGGATGCGTTCGAACAACCATCCGTGGAATCAATACAAATCGGACAAGGCGGGACACAATTTCGCTTAATGCCAAACGGTGAAGAAAACCCACCTTTACGTGACGAGAGCGGAATACCGCTGTACGCATGGGACGCTTCTCTCGCCACCGAAACCGAGCCGTGGCTAGGCATAGTCCCTCGTACCCCGCAGGGAATCGAAGCTGACCGCTTGGAACAGGAAAATTCCATAGAGAATCGGATAGCAATTCTCAACAGCCGGATTCAAAACCCCGTAGAATTAGTCGCCGTTACTGCGCGATTATATGACGCTGTATTCGGCGTTTGCGGTGCGCTTCCTGAACTTGCGCCTATGTTGGCGGTGTTTGATGAGCCTGCAATGTCCGAATGGCGGCAACTTGTAGCCGAGCGTGACAGTTTGATGGAGGGCTTGAATAATGGCAGCTAGGGTATTCGGAACATTCACAGACGCGCTAATAGATGATGCGGAAGTGAGTCCAAACACTACATGGTCGTCTTGGAAGATTTCTAACACCTTATCTGCTAGAAACTTCCTGCATAACCCCGGATTCTTGAACCCGGTCAACCAGTACGGCACATCTGGCCAAATTAACACAACAGGCTATTTTATCGACCGTTGGATTTTGGTTAGTGGCACCGTCATAATCACGCCCAACGGCTTAGTACTTAACGGTATTATAGAGCAGAGGCTAGAGAATCGGCTAGGTTCCGGGATGCTCGCCAGTGTAGAAATGGATAGCGGTGAAGCTATAGCTACTTATGAAGATGATGCTATGCCGTTTGCTAGGTTTAGGATTGCTTCTGATGGCGGTACAGTGCGTAGGGCTAAGTTGGAGATGAATACTTTCTCAACAATCCTCCGCGACTCCCCGCTGACTGACCATGCGGATGAGTTGCCGAGGTGTCAGCGGTTTTATTATATAGTTCGAAATAGACCGTCACATGTTGGAGTATTTTCGCTCGGTGTTGTCCCTACTGTTACTAGTTTAACAGTGCTTTTTAGGATTCCAGATAATATGAGAACCATGCCAACATTCAGAGTAAGCAGCCTTGGACATTTTGCTGTTACTTTTACTGGCGGCGCAACTCAATTTGCTGTCGCAGCTATGTCGCAATTTGCTAATCATACAACTAAAACATTTGGATTACATGTTCATTTCAGTGGTACAGCATCGCCCGGTCAAGCAGGCAGCTTATTGGCAACGAATACGAACGCATGGACTGCATTTGACGCTAATCTATAAATTAGCATTCAATGAAATACTAGCGTCTACATTACTAGCTGCATGAAGAAAATAGGGCGCACCATTAATGGCGTTGGAAGCTGGTGTAACTTCCAATGAAACTAAGTTATTCAGTGTTTGGGAAGCTTCTACGGAGCTTACAGCGATATTTGACCCTGTTTGATTATTTATCACAACGAATGTTCCGACAACGGTTATGACGCAATTTGCTCTAAGAGATGCAGGAGTTGTGATGTCTATACGGTTGGGTCTAATGGCAATTCCGAGACCGAAAATATGCCAATTGAAATTCCTTTTGCCTAGCATTAAATAAAACCGCTGACACCTCGGCAACTCATCCGCATGGTCAGTCAGCGGGGAGTCGCGGAGATGCAGAGCCATAGAAAGGATTTGATTAAATGATTGCAATAAGTTCAGGACACGGGCTTCATGCCCGAGGCGCGCGCGACATAATAGACGAAGTGGACGAAGCTAGGCGCGTTACGGATAGAGTCTATGAAATTCTCAAAAACACAAATGTCCCAGTGAGTATTTTCCATGAAAATACAGCGCGGACACAAAACGACAATGTAAATGCCATCGTGAGACATCACAACTCCCTAGTTAGAAATCTGGATGTTTCTATTCACTTTAACGCTCCGAATGTTGCCGGAACCGTTGAACGTGGCATAGGCGTTGAAACGATGTACAGGGTCGGTAATGCGGAAATGCGAACCCTTGGTAGCAATGTGTCTAAGGCCATTTCAAGAGCTTCCGGCCTTATTTTGCGGCGTGGTGATGGGACATGGGAGCGCGATAACTTAGGCTTCTTGACGCGCACGAACATAAACCGAGCAATACTTATCGAAGTCTGCTTTGTAAATTCCCGGACTGATGTGCGCCTGTACCGCGAAAACTTCGAAGCGATATGTCACACGATTGCCGAAACAGTCAGCGGTCAGATAATTAAAAATGTAGGAGGAAAACAAATGAATGATATTGTTGCAATAAATATTAACGGTGTGGATATGGATATCGAGGGGCTATTACATAACGGTGCATCTTTTGCCCGTATACCCGCGCTTATCGAGGCGTTAGGTATCGGCGCGTCTGTTAACTGGAATAATGTTACAAGGCGTGTCGAAATAACAGTGCCGCAGAGAGCAAATGAGAACCTACCTCTTGGCTTAGCCGAAACTATGAAAAATGTTACACCTGAACAATGGAGACAATTTGAGTCAATGGTTAAGGGTACAGCGTAATGGACTACATAACCGATTACATTCACTCAATCCTCATAACAGAAAGCGGAATACTGCTTTTCGTAGCAGCTCTTTTGTTAGGCTATGCTCTAAAATCTGTTAACGGAATCCTAGATAGCAAGTTTTTCAGCTTCTATTCCGAAAGATGGAATCAACTCATCCCCGCCGCTAATGCACTTGTATGCGGCATTCTCGCCGTGTACGTCCCAGAGTTTCATGTAGGGGTGTCAAGCGTGGCAGCTTTTGTGAACGGCGCCGCGGTGGCTTTGGTGGCTTCGTTTGTGTATGACAAGATTAAGGACAAATTAAGAACGTAGAGAGAAGGAATCGCTTTGTCCCCTTATGAACTAACAAGACTTGCACAGTATATGCCGTATAGCCAATTTGCTGACATGGTTATCGTGATAGCGGTTGTATCAGGCATTATCATCACGTTTGAAAAAGTATTGGCGCTGCTGTTTGGTACCGGGAAGCGTGCAGTTAATAAAATGGCAGCGCATTTATTGGCACATGAGGACTTCAAACCGCTTGGAGATATTCCGCAGCTAAAAAACGATGTCCACACATTGACAGCACAAATTAAAAATATAATCACAGAGCAAGCCGATATGAAGGATATCGCGTTAGCAAATTTGAGAACCAACCTTACGCGCACCTTTTACGAAATTATGGACGCCGACAAGTTCAATGTAACCATGTACGGAAATTTCAATGACAACTACGACCTCTACATAAAGTGCGGCGGTAACGGTAAGATTTCCGGGTTCAAAGCAGCTTTACAAATTCGTTGGGAGACGGAAATAAAAAATGCAGCTAGAGCGGACGGTGATGTATGAGTATCACGCAACGGCTTGCGCGGATGGCACTAGCTCTAATTGTAGCGATGACTATTTCCGTAGGAATGGCTAATTTGCTTGGCGCGGATTTCTTTATTTACAATGACTTCGAGCCGCCATTTCTGGTCATTTTGGCATTAGCGTCTTTGTCGCTAACGCTCAACATAGTGCTTTGTGTGAAATATGCCGTTACCGCAGCGAATTATAACGTCAAGCATCTAACGGTTGGCGTAAGCATCATTGTTCTTTTCGTAAACGCAACACAAATACATTTAATTATGGCTACAACGATTTTACCGTTATTCCTTATTTTTATTTTAAGCATTAAAGAAAATCAAATCAAATCCGCAATCATTAAGACTGCGATATGGGTAGGCTTTCTGGTTCCGTTTGAACTTATTATGGCCGGAGCAAAGCGGGTTTGGACATAACGCAGAGTCAATCAGATGTAAGCTTTATGCAAGCGCTAACAATCAGTATCGGGACCATAATAGTTTCGGTCTGTTTTTATATTGCAGGAGGTGAGAATCATGGGTTGGACAACTTTCTTTTTCCCGGAGCCGAAAATTCTGTCGGCACTGTCCAAGAAAGCAATAGCTTTCGCAAAATCTTTGAAGAAGTAGCCCAAGGGTTACGCAACAAGGCATACAAAACAGAGGCGTTCTGGATGAGTGTAATAGGCATGACCTTGCAATTCGCCCAGCTCGCCTTTGTTCTTGCCATCAGTTGGATTAGCGGCTCGTTCTGGGTCGGCGTGGTTGCTGTTTCCGGGTTCATATTCGGTGGGACGATAATCAAGAAGCGTTGGCACTTTAAGCAAAAGCCTCATACCAGTGATTTTCTCATTTACGCCAAATGCACAGGATTAACGGCGGCATTGTTTTTCGCAATTGCGCGGATTCTGCCATCTTTCATCTATTCATGGTTTCTCGGTGTGTTAGCAGGAATATTTGCGTGCTATGCATTTTATCGCATAGAGTGTTTTGCAGAAGTTGCGCGTAACAACGCAGCGTATAGAAAACGCATGGAGGCAATGTTAGAGTTTCGGCTCGAAAGAGGTTGCGATTATGAGAAGATGCGCGAAATCGCGACTTTCAAAGGCTTAGATGCTTATGAAATAGATTTGCTAGATAAGAAGTTTTGCAAGCAATGGCCAAACAGCCAAATTCACGCCTTTTTCTCTGGTCATGGCGCACCACGCACGGTAGCGTCACACCTCGCTAAAGCAAAAGAGCGGTTTAATGCATCTATACAATAGACCTCCCTTTTCTGTGTTTATATTTGTGACACCCCCTCCCTTGCGGAGGGGTTTTTTTATTGCAATTATGTGCAAAACCAATATGCAACCCCTATTGCACGCCTTGGCGAGTATGCTTGCATGGTCGGAAACGACAGCCATTCGCGCGGCGGGAGTTCGCCCGTTTTCTCCTGTCGCGGTGTAATGGTAATACGGGCGAAGGAAGTGAGAAAATGAATCCACAGTATAGATTTAACCCAATTACAGGACAGCCGTTGCGGCAAGGTTTATCCAGTGATTATATGCCAAATTCAACAGAAAGCCCAACTGTATCAGGCAGGTTGTTGCATGAGCGTCTTGGAGTTGGCACAAAGTATGCTGACTGGTTTCCGCGTATGTGCGAATATGGATTTGCTGAAAATGTTGATTTTGCCGTGATTCTCAATTTTGAGAAAGACGATACAGCATTTGGTGGAAAAAGAAAATCCACCGACCACGCCCTAACAATCCCAATGGCAAAAGAAATCGCTATGGTACAACGCAACGAAGCAGGCAAAAGCATCCGGCAGTATCTAATTAAGGTGGAAGAAGCGTGGAACACCCCGGAGATGATAATGTCCCGCGCCTTGAAAATGGCAGACGGTAAAATAAAAATGCTCGAATCGAACAACACCGCGCTAATCGCCCAAATCGAAGCCGATAAGCCCTTGGTGCTATTCGCAAAATCGGTAGACGCTTCTGATAACACTATCCTAATCCGCGACATGGCAAAGATTTTGAAGCAAAACGGCACGGACACAGGCGAAAAGCGATTCTATGAAACCTTGCGTAACGATGGCTTTTTAATTAAAGCCCGCGGAACTGATTACAACCACCCCACACAGAAATCGCTCGACCTTGGCTTGTTTGAAATGAAGGAAACCGTAATCACCCGCGCAAGCGGCATAGTCAATACATATTTAACGCCGCGCGTAACCGGGAAAGGTCAGCTGTACTTTATCAATAAGTATGCCGCTAAAGGCGCGTAGCTGATGTCGTAGAAAGCAAGCCGGGATAGTTGCCGTAAATACTATCGCTCACAACAATAGCCGCTAACCTTCGTTCGAAGTGCGGCTATATTTTTGGTCAATCCCTGACTACTTTTTGACTACAGACTACTGATTTGACTACGCAAAATTTGCAAAAAATTGAGATTATTTGATAAAATAAAAACCCGTGTAAACATTGTATTTACACGGGTTTTCACCTAAGCCGACAACCGGACTTGAACCGGTAACCTGCTGATTACAAGTCAGCTGCTCTGCCAATTGAGCCACGTCGGCGTTTTGCTTAATAGATTTTACTGAACTTGTGGTAGCTTTTTGGGCTTCGCCCAAAACCGTTAATTGAATAATTCCTAGTGCCGAATTATTCAA